TTGGTCGCCTGTCGCTGGTGGACGCCGCTGGCCAGATCATTCCACGCCGAAGGCATTCTCACCACCCTTCGCGCGCTTCCCGGCTTCGCAGGTTGTACGCTGTCCGTTTGTTTCGCAGCCGGAGTCCTGCGGTCGTGCCCTGTCGCCATGCGCCCCTCGGGAGCCGAGAGTCCAACACATGTGACCTGATCCGTGTCGACGATTTGAATACTGGCAGAATCCCAGAATGCCGTATATAAGTACTTATACCTATAGTGGCTGAAAGGCACTGACAGTACCAATGTCAGGCTGAAATAAATGTGAACAGGGCATGATTGCCGGTTGCTATCCTTAGGGTTGCCGTCCCCAATTGCCTCACGTGGACATGGTGCCGGCTCCCTGGTTGCACTCACAGTCACAGCGCGTCACTTGCAGTCAACTGCCAGGGCATGGCACGGCACGCTCATTGTACACGAGAAAAAAACATATCATCACAGACGCGTGAGTAGCTGACAGAGCACAGGCAGGACAGGCACACCAGCAGTCAACTCCGAGTACACTGCACGTGAGCGGGCAGGCACCGCGCCGGCTGGCGTATGGTCACGCGAGCGGGCCAACGAAAAGAAGGAACGCGCGGTCAACTCGAAGGGCACGGGGGGACGGCTCGACTCCCTACTATGTCGATGGGTGCTCAGATAAGTGCAGCAAATATTTGGCACCACCCCAGATTGGTAGGCTCGCCGGGACTTGAACCCAGATTACCGGCTTATCAGACCAGCGTACTGAACCAGTTGTACTACGAGCCAATTGGAGCAGCCCCTCGGTGAACTCGCTGTGCACAGAAAGGACACCATCACTGGGGCCGCATAGTATTCTCTTGGAGGGGTATCAGGGGGGAGGGTAGAACCTCCAGTCAACACATAGTTAAGCTGGGGGGGTATCCCCCATATCCCCCCTACTTACAGTCTACTTTAAGTTGCTACTTGGGAGTCCTATCTGACCTCTTAGGGTTGCCCCCCCTCGGAATCAGGGAGTTATCTGCGTTCACTTCCAGTCGTTGTTCACGGCTGCTGAACGTGGACTGGAAGTGAACAGGGAGGTCATCGTCGCCGAACGAACGATCCGCCCCTGCGTGTGGGGCGCTGATGCAGCAGAGTGACCCTGTGTCCCTGCTTGGCGTTATCAATGAAGTCTTTGGTAGCGATGTCCTTCGCCTTGTCCGAAGATCGCTCTGCGGCCTTCTCAGTGTCTCTCGCGACCATTGTCGTGAAGTAGCTCACCGCGTCAGCCAGTATGTCGATCCTATCGTCCTGCTTCAGGGAGCCACGATCTCGGGTGAGGAAAGCCATCTGAAAGAACCCGTTGTAGTACCTGGCGCGTTCTCCCTTGTCCTCGGGGATGTCAGTGAACTGGTTCTCGACGATTGACTTGTCCATCACCACCCTGTGGTTATTCAGGGGTGGCTCCAGCTTGTCGATGATCCGGACTTCCTTCTGGCCTGTGGCGTTGTACTCATCGAGAGCACACGGGTGTATCTTGGTCAGGACGGGAGCCAACAGAGCGTTGAACATGCCGTCACCGAAGTTACCTTCAGTCCACACCTCGTTTACCTTCTCGTCCTTGGCGATCTCGGCGAGAGCGGTCAGGACCGTCTCGTCATAGCCGTGGCCTGTGAAGCCTCCCCAGCGGCGGATGAATATCCGACCGTGGAGCATCTTGGCGACACAGTACGCTGTCTCATCCTTGCCGCGACCCGAGGGGTCAATGAACAGGACTGAGGCTTCGTACTTGAGGATGTCGCGGTCTTCCGTGCTGACGCTCATAGGTGCGTAGTAACGGTCACCTGTGAGTCCCACATTGTCAACTGCGAGTGGCTCAGAGGTCGCCCAGACGATACGGGCGGGTGCCCGCTCTTTGTCCACGTCCATGACGATCAGGTCACGGAGCTTCAGTGGATAACGGTTCTCGTCAGAGAGGGAGGTGTCCAGCATGAACTGGAGGGCAAAGCCAGATCGACCATACTCAGCTTCACGCTCGCGCAAGTCTTCTTCGTGGAATCTATCCGGATCAGTCGGTCGTCCCACCAGTGTATGATCGTCAGTGAGCCGACGCGATATGCCGGGAGCCAAACGTCCCGCATACTTGGCGATTTGGTCTTCATCAGGATACCTCGCTGGCCAGATACGTAGCTGGTAGCCACGCTCCTCAAAGCCAGAGTAGATGGTCTGAGTCGATTGGGGAGTCCCCAGGCCGATAGAGTGACCGCCTGGAACCAGAATGGCTCCACCCATTTCACGGGCGCGGAGGTCAAGCTTCTCTCGCTTGCCTTCGGTCTCAGAGTTATTGGGCACCTCGATGTCATCGAAGATCACCTTGGTGGCGCGACCACCAGTCATCTGTCCGGTTACACCGACAGCGCGAACTGAGGGAGCCTGTGCCGGTGTCGAAGGTCCGACATCAAAGGCCAGCACTGAGTCGCGCTGTCCGTCCTTCGGGCGGGCTTTCAGCCAGCTAAGGAGTGGCAGCGTTTCGATAAGCTGCTTGGTGAATGTGGAAAATTCTGTAGCCTTATACTCAGAGGCTGAGACCACCATCATCTTCTCCTGAGGGTCTCGCATGAGACACCAGAGGACGAAGGCTGCGGTGATCCAACTCTTACCGACGCCACGGAATGCCATCACGATCCTACGCTTAGGACCGTATTGCAACCAGTCTGCCATCTCGTACTGCGCCGGGGTAGGCGCGGGCAGACCCAGCTGCTTCCACAGCCACCACAAGAAGACCTTGAAGTCATCGTGCATGGACATGTGTTTCTTCGACTGTACCCAGCTTGGATACTTCATGGTCTCTCCTCGGGGATATTAGCTTGTCGGCTGATCGAACTCTGGGCCGAGATGATCGTTGGAAACCAAGATAAAGTTTAGGCCACCAGATACTGTGGTGGTGCCTGCACTCACGTTGACTTCCATGTACACCGTGTTCTTCTCTAGCACGGGCACGTACGGGTACGCCTCGTGTGAGAACGTCGGACCCTTAATGGTCAACTCAAAGAGCGTCCTGTGGACGTTCGTGAACCTATTCCAGAACAGCACACGGAGACGAGTCAAGATGTTCGACTCGGAGGTCATGTAGCCACCGTGAGTGAACGCAGTGTAACCTCGTGGTACCGTGTAGATAGTCTGCTGGGTCTGACCGTGCAGAGGGTTAATCATTCCCTGAACGGCAGCGTCAGTAACGGGAACACCAGAGGCCCACGCAGTTGAGTCGTCGGCCACGTAGATCGTGCCTTGATTCTTCTGCGTTACGCCGGCCCCACTACAATATGCGCGGTTGACGTACAGGAACAGCTTGGTTGTCAGGACGGGAGTCTGCCCGTCGAGGGGGAGAGTCTCGCTGATCTCGTCGTAGTTACCGTCGAGTCCTTCGATGGTCAGGCCGGTCGCGCCGGTACCTGCTGCTGTGTCGAGCGCCGACGTGGAGGCAAACTCCAGAGTCGTTGCGACTGGTATCGGGGTCCAGCCATCACCGAACTCCCAGAGGTATGAGAAAGCGGTGGTCACCGTTTCGTTGGTGCCAAACTTGTTCATGCCGCGTACGCCGGGGACAGCACCCATCGCGATAGCGAGAGCTGTGTCTTGGAGTGGATGCCCGGACTTTGTGTGTGGGATGTAGGTTGGCATTAGATTTCCTTCACGAAGTAGTGCGAGTCACCACCCCACTTCCAAGCAGGCGTTTCAAACTTGAAGCCACACTTGAGGAGGTTCACGATGCTCGCGTGATTGTTAAAGAGCGTATACGTGATTGCATACTTCGCGCCGATCTCTTTGCACCACCTGAGGCGGGCATGGATCATGCGACGTTGGAGTCCCTGACCGTTGGCGCAAGGCAGCACGCCGGCACGGTTGAAGAAGACTCCGGGTTCAGTTGAAAGTTTCCGGGCAGCACAGAATGCTACCGGGGTGTTGGATTCGTCGTGGCAGACCCACAGCTGACCATCAAGATCAAAGTCGTCACCCGGCATACAGATCGTATGAAGGGCGCGAATAAGGTCAATGTCATCGGTGCGTGTGAGCCTGTACTTCATCGCAACTTGCCGAGGATCAAGTCCTGTATGGACTTCACCTGATCGGGTAGGATGTAGTTGGGATCATAGAACTGATGGCAATGCTTGTATTCCTTCCACCAAGTCTTCCCACGTATCTTGTCAGTTGCTTTGCGTAACTTAAGGTATCTGTCACCGACACGGAACGCTTCCGCCTCGTCAACACAAAGGATGCGCATGGTCTCGGGTTGGTCGAGGAAGCCCCGGTTGGGATGACCACCGACGCGGTTCTGTAAGTAGTGAACCGTCTCGTGGATCGCCGTCACACGGACATCGGTACCCGGTCGTAACGAGGGGTTGAGATACACCACGTTGTTGTCGTAAGCGCCCCGCACATTGCCAACTTCATCGGGAAGGTAGAACACGTAGCGCGGAGGCATGAGGTCGGTGCAATCGTATGTCGTATGCTTACAGGCGAATACCATCGTGTAGGCGATGTCGAACCCCAGGCTCTGCTGGGCTGCGGCTGGTGAAGCAAACAGTGCTACCAGTAGCAAGAGTACAAGCTGTAAGCGTTTCATAAGTTCACCTTTTGAGTTTGGTATCGTTGAATCGAAAGAGGGTGTGAGTCGCAGACAGCAGTCGCGTCATCGGTTTTATCGAGAAGCCGAGATGCGTCTTGTGGCAGTACTGCTTGTCCATCACATCCTTCTTAATGAATCGTTCTTCCTCATGCCCACAGAAGGAGCACTTATAGTTAAACCTTACGTACATCTCTCCTCTCTCCTTTTAGTTCACTGCTTGTCTGATCTTCTCGCGCCTGGAGAGGATGGACATCTTAGCTGAGTCAGCCAGTCCTTCACCGAGCGGGATGTCGGCAGCGTTGCGGATAGCGCGAGGCTTACCGGAGTCGGGAACCGACACGGACGTACCCTGGAGGTTCGTCATAAAGTCCGGCAGGTTCTTCTGTAAGTTTGCGGTGCACATTACTTGAAGTCTCCTTCGATTACATTGTCAAAGACGGGCACTTCTTCGTCCAGTAAACTCGTCGGGTCACCGGGAGTCACTGCACGGTCAATGCCGTTGTCCTTGAGGAATTTATTGATCTGCGCGAACAGAGCAGGGGGAGGTGACAGAGGCCGGGATGGTAGTTCTTTGCCGTCCTTGTCGTACGTGATCTTTGGCTCGAAGCGTTCACCGTTCTGGTAAGCGCGAAGTTCATCGAGCAGTCCCTGTGCTTGCACGGCATGAAGTGTTTCGAGGATATCTTCAGGTGCTCTTGGCACGAGACTTCTCCTTGACTTGTTTTATGCGGACGCGATGCCACACGATTGAGTACACGATGCCGACTGCGCTAAGTGCACCGACGATGATGCTGAGAACCATGTCGACTTGCGACAGCCAGTTAATGACGCCGGCTCCACCAGCGGAGGCGAGGACAGCGTTCCCTGCTTGATCTTGTATCGTCATGTTGATTCCTTTATGAGCCATTGTCGTATTCGGCTGAGAGGTCGACTTGAGAAACGTCGAGGAGGTTGCCGCCAGAGGCTGCATCCCAGAATGAGAAAGTTACTGTGGTCGTCCTGAATCCGTTGAGGGACCGGGAGAGACCGAACTGTCGTGTGGTGTTGAGCTGCCAGCGACCCGCGCCGGGGTCTTGCCAGTTGAGTGAGTCACCAGTAACGACGCGAGACACCCAGACTTCAGAAGACAATCCAAAGTCAAGCCAGTTGCCGCGAGACGTTGTAAACGCGCCGGCAGGCGTACAGGCGTACTCTACGCCGCTTGAGTTAAACTGGACGCCAGCATAGCATATTGCCAGCAGGCGATAGTTGATGACGGAAGCGTCACTACCTGAGACGACCAGCTGTGCGTTGAGGTCTTCCCACGTCGACCCATTGTAATACTTGGGCACGTCGATCCATGCGGACCCGGTGTAGTGCTTCAACCGGCCATTGGCCCATGACGATCCGTTGTATATCTTTGTGATCGCCATGAGTGT